TAGAGGTACAAGCTATAACTGCTGATGAAGCTGAGCAAAAAGCTAAAAGTATTTTAGGGGAAAGTTATTTTATAAACTCAATATCAAGTTTTAAATCAGAACAACGGTCATAGGGGGGGTTATGATACTAGACAGTTTATGCATTGTGTTTTACACAGGATATTTTAAATGGGCCGATGGTTCTTACAACGCCGTTCCCCAAGAGACAACCAGAATAGAAATTAAAACTAAAGAGTTTAGAACTTTGTTATTTAAATTAAATAATGGCTTGTGGTTTGGTAACGTCAACGGAAAAATATTTTATAGTTCTCTACCTCAATTTAGAGATAGTTTATGTAAGTTAGCAGATAAGGATTTATCATGAAATATATAACAGATTCTAACATCCTAAGAGCGCCTACACCAAAAGAGATTAAAGACTTAAGAACTGATACAGGTTTAACAGTGTCACAGGCTGCTAATTTGATACACAAAACTCCTAGGTCTTTTCAAAGGTGGGAGAGAGGTGACGGAGATATGCCATTAGCATACTGGGAATTGTTTGAACTAAAGTGTCGAGTTATGAAAGCACGTGATGGCGCTATGGTATAAATGGATACTTTCTATGTACCTGACGTGTCTGAAATACGAGGCCATAGATTGAGAGCTAAATTAACACAAGGTGAAGCTGCTGAATGTTGTTGTGTAGCGCAAGCTACTTGGGCTAGATGGGAGACAGGTAGAAATAAAATGCCCCCCGGCTTATGGAAATTATTTTTAATAGAGTTGAAATACAAGGGTGATGTAAACGAAGTTAACGAAATTATTCCTTCTACCTCATTAGAACAAATAACTTCTACATGGGACGAAGATTACTTACACACTATTGAAGGGGAATATAAACAATGACTGGAAACGACGACTTAATAAAAATGGATGGCTATAACGATTGTTTTATAGGGGTAGTGAGAGGTAATGGGATGCCTGATAAAGCTTGCTATGATTATAAAAAAGTAATTAGGAAAAATATGGACATGGGTATGACGCATGAAGAAGCGCAAGAGTATTTTGATTTTAATCAGTTTGGTGCTTATGTAGGTGAGCATACTCCTTGTTTTTTAGAAGACGGTAATATACTGGACGAATAATGGAAATTTATAAAGACAAAGCGCTAATAATAAATACGAAAAACCCTAATACTATATTAAATAGTATACCCAAAAGTAAGGTTTTAAAATCTTATGAAAATGGTGTTACGAAGGTTATGGTGAATTGGGGCATTGACGAAGTAATTGCTTTATCAAAGGTAATTAAATTTCCTCCCTCCCCAATTACTAAAGATTATAAATGGCCTGGTGTGTATAAACCTTTTAATCACCAAAAAGAAATAGCTGATTTTTTATCTGCGCATAAACGAGCGTACTGCCTTAGTGAAGCTGGCACTGGTAAAACATCTGGGGTTGTATGGGCTTCTGATTACTTAATGGAGCAAGGCAAAATTAATAGGATGTTAGTTATATGTCCTCTGTCTATTATGAAAGCAGCCTGGGAGTCTGATATTTTTAAAACAGCAATGCATAGAACAGTATCTATAGCTCACGGCAGTAGTGAAAAAAGAAAGAAAATTTTAGCCCAAAATACTGATATTGTTATTATCAACTATGATGGGATTGAAATAGTTCAAAAAGAATTGAAGGCTGGTGGATTTGATTTAATAGTAGTGGACGAAGCTAACTACATTAAAACAGTAACCACTAAGAGATGGAAATCACTTAACAAATTAATTAATCCTGACACGTGGGTATGGTTATTAACTGGTACACCCGCTGCACAATCACCGTTTGATGCATATGGATTAGCTAAGATGGTAAATCCTGTTTCTGTACCACGTTACGCAGGGACATTTAAAGATATGGTTATGCAAAAGGTGGGTCAGTTTAAATGGATACCTAGATACAACGCTAAGGATATAGTGTTTAAAACATTACAACCTGCGATACGCCACACCAAAGAGGAATGCTTAGACTTACCAGACGTGTTGTACACTTGTAGAGAGGTAGCTTTAACGCCCCAGCAAAATAAGTACTATAAGAAACTTAAAAAAGATATGTACATGCAAGCGGCTGGGGAAGAGATTACTGTAGTAAATGCAGGTGTTATGCTCACTAAATTATTACAGGTAAGTTCAGGGTCTATCTATTCAGATGATGGGGAAACTATAGAATTTGATATAAAGAATAGAATGTTGGCGCTCAAAGAAATTATTAACGAAGCTAGTCATAAAGTATTAGTTTTTTGTTCATTTAGACATAGCATAGCTAGGGTTAAGGATGAATTAGATAAGTCTAAAATAAGTGCTGAATGTATACAGGGCAGCGTATCTATGGGGAGAAGGTCGGAAATATTTAATGACTTTCAAGAAACTCCGGACCCACGGGTATTAATAATTCAACCTCAAGCTGCTTCTCATGGTATTACACTTCATGCAGCTAACGTAGTAGTTTTCTGGTCCCCTGTGATGTCAGTAGAGACATACATTCAATGTTGCGCCAGGGTTGATAGAGCTGGGCAACGAAACCCTATGACTGTGGTTCATTTACAAGGTAGTCCTGTGGAAGAAAAAATGTACAAAATGTTGCAATGCAAAATAGACCTTCATACGGAGCTAGTTAATTTATATAAAGAAGAGATTGGGGCTTGACAAAGTACTTAGGTATGCTACGATTGGATTTTAATTAAAGAGAGGTGAATAAAGGTGAATACAATAATGACTAGCACTAGCGGTTTAAAAACTGAAATCAAAGAAGTAGCCGCTATGACGGGCGAAGATATTGAAAGGCTCATGAAAGCCGATATTAAATTGCGTGAAGAGCAGGCTTTTCATGAAAATAAAGCAAAATCAGTAAAAGAAAAAAGATCTAAAGTTCAATCTGTTCTTATAGAAGTTTGCCGTGTTTTAAAATCTGACAGCCTAAAAAATAAAGTGGGAACACTAACTAGAAGAGTTAAAAAACGCTATTGGACTACAGACTGGCCGAGCATGTATAAGTTTATTCAAGACAAAGAACTTATAGAGTTTATGGAAAAAAGGTTAAATCAAACTAACATAAAAGAATATATAGCTGAACACCCTGATGAATTACCACCAGGTTTGCAATCATCTTCTGAATATGCGGTGTCAATCCGTAAACATAGAAGCTACGAGGAGATAGAAGAATGACAAAAGAACTAGATGTATTTCAAAATAAACCTACAGAAATGGTTAAAAGTAATAGAGATGATGGGTTTTCTCATACCATATCTGGTAATTCTTCTACAAGTAAACGTATTTCTATACGTAATAACTTATTCAGACTGATTATTAATGGCGAAGAAATAAGCAAAAGCAATCAACGACACTTAGATGTGGTTATTATAAACGCTTCTCCATCTGTGCATAGGATGTTTTATCCCGAAGCTTACAGACCAGGAGCTAAATTATCTCCTCCTTCATGTTGGAGTTCCGATGCTCAAGTTCCTGATACAGACGTACTAGAACCACAGCATAAAGATTGTTCTGGTTGTCCGCAAAATATAAAAGGCTCAGGTCCTAATAACACTAAAGCATGTAGATTTAGTAGACGTATAGCTGTTGTTATGGCTGATAATTTAGAAGGTGATATATACCAAATGACTCTACCTGCTCAGTCTATATTCGGAACTGGCGATGATACGGGTAAACCATTAAATAAATATGCGGATTACGTTAAAGCAAATAAAGAAGCTGTAGGCTCAGTAGTTACTCGCATGTCTTTTGATGAAAACTCTTCTAGTACTAAAGTTAAGTTTTTGCCGATGTCTAGATTATCTGATGAAGAATTTGAAATCTCTAAAGGGCAAGGAGCTACTGACGATGCTAAAAGAGCTATAACTTTAACCGTGGTTAAAAGAGAGCCTGAGGTAGATGAAAAAGATTTACCAAAAGCTTTTAGGTTAGCAGAAGAACAAAAGGCTAAACCCGAACAAGAAGAAGTTATTGAAGAGCCTGTTAAAAAGAAAACAAGTAGAAAAAAGAAAGTTAAAACTGAAGCGGTCCAACAAGATTTATTTAAACAAGAACCCCCTGAGGAACAACCCCCGCAGGATACAGATAATATAAGTCTTGATGATTTAGTATCTGATTGGGAAGATAAGGAGGACGAATGAGAGGTTATTCACAAATAGTTATCAGCAACAATAAAAAAGCTAAGCCTATTACACCCGGAGTTGAGTTAGGTAAATTATGTATTAAACTTATGTATCCAGCTGCCAAGGTAGCTCAAAAACTTAACACTTCAAGACAATGTGTTTACGATTGGTTTTGTGGCAAATCTAACCCAACTGAAGAAAGCACAGAAAAAATAAAGAGGTTAATAAAAGAACTAACTACTCAATATAAATAATGTTCCATCATGCATATAAAAGAATTTTTACGACATGTGTGGTCAGAACAAGGATTTTATTGCGTTGTAGGTAAAGATCAACAAAATATTATTCACCCTAAGTTCGTCAAAACTATTGACGAAGTAGAACGACAAGCACTAAAACTACTAAAAGATAGACAAGATGTCTATTTTGCTTGTTCTACTTGGGTGGAATCCACTGACAGAAAAAAACCTAATGCTAAAGAACAACGCATTTTATGGTTGGACATTGATTGTGGTTATGACGAAAAGAAACGCAAGTGGAAAGACTACCGCACAAAAGAAGATGCTTTAGTAGCTTTAAAAAAGTTTACTGGAGATACTAAATTACCCACCCCTACATTAGTTGATTCCGGGAGAGGTATTCATTGCTATTGGTCGTTCACTGAACCTGTAGATAAAATAGTTTGGCTTCCTGTGGCTCAAGGTCTTAAATTTTTATGTGTTAAGTATGATTTCCACGCTGACCCCATGTGTACAGCTGATGTAACTCGTATATTAAGAATCCCTAGCACCAAAAATTTTAAAGATATAGATAACCCTCAGGATGTTAAAGTTATAAAAATTGGTAAACCAACTCCATTTGAAGACCTTGCATCTATAATCCCTGTTCAAGTAGTAAAAGAGTTTACACCTAGAAGGGAAGCTGATGCTGCTACAAAA